GCCACTGGCTGGGCAAACAATACGGTGCAATCTAGCGGCAACTGGTATGCCTTCATTGATGAGCTTGGCGGGATTCGGCTTTACACCAATTTTGATGACAGCCTTGAGGGGGCTAGTGCTGGCCTTATTTCTTTGAATGCTATTGCTCGCAACATACCGATTAAGGTAACCGTTCGCGATCGTGACGCCAGATTACTGGGTTGCGTTTCCGACTACGAAATTAACACCACACGCGAAACTGTAGACATTACTGTTTTAAGCGATGAATATAGACAGCAGTACAGCAGCTTGATCAGCGGCAGCGGTCGCCTTACCGCGCAATGGGATTATGTGAAAGAAGGCGACACTGAGCCGGTCAATTATTTAATGCAATTGGTATTGCGGACAGAAATTGGCTCGTCATTTCACGCTAAATTTTATATCAAATCAGCTGGTACGCGCGCGTCTGCAGGTTCTTTTGAGTCAACACAAATCAACGACGCACTGTGGTGGGAATTTGATGGCTTGATTACCAGCAGCGCGACCAGCTTTGCGTCGGGTGACATTATTGTGAGTTCTGTTGATTTTGTGGCCACTGGCCCGATCAGGCTGCGGGCGAAAACACGCACAACTGAATATTTGCTGCAAGAATCTGGAGACAAGATCAAGCTTGAGCAAGATGCCACATCATTCTTGCTTTTGGAGCAATCCGACTGACACTAGAGTGGTGTCAGGCCATGCCCTGCATTCATAGCCTCGCAATCCAATGGCAGACCTCAGGATCACCGAACTGGCGGCTCTCTCAAGCGGTGACCTAGTTGCCGGTGATGAGCTAGCAGTAGCCGATATCAGCGCAAGCGAAACCAAGCGCATCACTGTATCGGACTTCACTGGCAAGGCTGTAACGCTAATTGCTGACGCCACCATCCCCGGCGCCAAGATTCTGTTTGGCAGTCAAGAAATTGCTGGCACTGCGCTGGAAGATGGCGCTGTTGATACGACCCAGTTAGCAGATGAAGCTGTAACGGCAGCCAAGCTAGCAAATGAATCAACCGTTGATCTGGTCACAACGCTGCCCGCTTCTGGTGCGTTTACTGGTCAGATCGCTTTAGACACCGATGACGACAAGGCATATATCTGGGACGGCAGCCAGTGGGTCAGCTTCAAGGCCGCCGGCAGCATTAACAGTGTCATTGGCAGCAGCAGCGGAGTTGTCAATATCAGCGTCAGCACCTCTGGCGATGAAGTTACAATTAGCACCACGCTGGATAACACCAGCGCTGCAGCGCAGTTTCTGGCTGGCCCTAGTGGCACGGCTGGTGCAGTCAGTTATCGCACGATTGTTTCCGCTGATTTACCGACCGCTACAACATCCGCGAAGGGTGCTGTTGTTGTTAATGGCAATGGCTTGACGCTAAGTAGCGATCAAATTCAGATCGACAACACCGTTACCGCTAACACAAGCGAGTATCACTTAACGCAATACGACGTCAACGGTCTTGTTACTGCTGGCCGATTGATTATTGCCGCCGATCTGCCGGCAGCAACAACCGGATCAAAAGGTGCGGTATTCCCTGGAACAGGGCTACAGGTTGCTGGATCTGGGCAGCTTAATCACTTCAATGTTGCAACACCTGGCACTTACGGCAAGGTAACGATTGACGCTCAAGGCCATGTCACCGAAGGCGCAAGCCTGATTGCAGATGACATTCCTGAGCTTGACACCTCAAAAATCACTAGCGGTACATTTACCTCTGATCGGCTTGCGGAAAACAGTGTTACCGCATCGCAACTTGCTGATTACGGTATTGCGCAGATTGGTAGCAGTCAGCCCATCCCAGAATTTGCTGGTCAGTTATGGGTAAATCCAACTGATCGCACAGCATACGTCTGGGTTGGTCAAGTTAGTCCAGCGCAGGGTTATTACCTGCCACTGAATAACGAGTTTGGTGCGCAAGCAAACTTGCGTTTTGGTGGTACTTATAACGCCAACACCAACACGGTCGCCACGCTAAACACATACGGTGCTGGTGCAGGCTTAACCGTTGGTTCCGCGCTGACTGCGCCAACGGCTGCAAGTGCTGGTATTTATCTGCTTGTTACCACTGCGGGTACAGGCACAGCACCTGCACCTGCGGTTGCGCTTGATGTCGGCGACTGGATCTTGAGCCAAGGGCAAGGTACGACTTGGACGCACGTCAACTTGGTTGGTGCTGGCATCAGCGTGATTGACGCTGCTGATGTGACGTTTGATGGCAGCGCATTGTCGCCAGCCATGGGCGGCGTTGCTGATGCTGAGGCAGCACTTACAACACTTTGGGGTCGCGTGCAAATTGCTAGTTTGTCCACGCTTGGCATTGTGCTCGAAAGCACCGAGATCACAGTGAACAACAGCACTGGTGCAATGGCAGTTGGTGTTGTTGATGAAGGCACCTACTGAGTCGTGGCATGTCTGGCTTTAATTACAACGGCGAAAACCTGCCTAAAGGTGGCGTAGAGGGTGAGCTGCTTGTAAAAGTCAGTGCTTCCGACTATTACGTGCAGTACAAGACGATCACTGAAATTTTGGCTGAATACGAATTTGAGATTGATGAGGGTGAATACTAGACTGAGCCGGTAACGCCGTCCCGCAGGGAGTTAAGGCATGGCCACGTACAAGCACATTCGTAGCGCGACTGCAAATAAGCGCCCGACCACAAGCATTGCTGATGGTCAGCTTGCGATCAACACGAATACCGCAAGCCCCGGACTGTTTTTCAAAGATTCTGCCGGTACTGGCATCGTAAAAGTCGGTCCGGTCCACGTTGGTAGCACTGCACCTAATTCAACGCCAGCAGCAGGCGGCAGCAGCGGCAACTATCTCGGTGAACAGTGGCTGGATACAAGCGTATCGCCCGCTCAGATGAAGGTATGGAACGGCAGCGCATGGGTTGGTGTTGTTGCCGACGAACTACCAGTTAGCAAACTGCAAGACGGCTCCGCCCGTCAATTGCTGCAAACCGATGCAGCCGGCACTGGTGTTGAGTGGACCAGCAACGTTGATGTACCTGGCACGCTGGATGTTACTGGCGCCACCACGCTGGATTCAACGCTGACCGTACCGCTGGGCAGTGCTGCGGCACCAACGCTGCGGTTCACTGGCGACACCAACACCGGCCTTTATTCCCCCGGCGCAGACCAAGTAGCCATCTCGACTAATGGCACTGGGCGGTTGTTTGTTGATGCGAATGGGAATGTTAATGTCGGCACTACTTTTGCGGGATTGTTCAATGGTGGCGGTATGGAGATTCAGCGCAGCACAACTGCAACATTGCGCCTAACTGGAAGTTACGGGGTTGGTTGCGAGTTTTATAATACAGGCACTCTGGCTTCTATTCAAACTCGGTCTACTATTCCTTTTACAATTCAAACAAATGAATTAGAACGCCTCCGCATCACATCGGACGGGAAACTAGGTCTGGGGACTAGTAGCCCCAGTAATGGCTTCCAGGTAACACAAGATATTAGTCGTTCCTCTCCTCCTGCTGCTGGCGCGTCAGGTCATGAAGTTGCTCTAGGAAGCAGTGGTTATGGAATTGTGGCTGGCACCACAACTGGTGGTAGTTCATACATTGCATCTACCCGGTGGGACGGTTCAGCAACTAATTACAACCTGTTACTCCAGCCAAACGGAGGCAACGTAGGGATTGGCATTACGAGTCCTAGCCATGTGTTAGACGTTTCTGGTGGAAATATCAGATTAGCTTCCGATAATAGTGCGCTAATCTTTAGAAACAGCTATCAAAGTATTACCACTGATTCCGCTGGCAACGACCTTACTTACAGAACCTATCAATCCCATATCTGGAAAAACGTAACCAGCCTTGGTTCGGTTAGTGATGGAACCGAGCGTATGCGCATCGACAGCTCCGGCAGGTTGTTAGTTGGCACGTCTAGTACTTCTGGTAACATTACAAATCAGGATAAACTTGCCGTTGTAATTACTGGAAATGATACGCAAGGCGGTCTTTCTGTTACTAATTACGCTGGCACATCCGCCACTATTGGTTCAAACGCATGCTTGCGTCTCCAGCGTTCAAACGGAGTAACAGATGGGAGTTTTACCGCTTTATCAGCAAGCGCATGGGGATTAGGTCGAATTGAATTTAATGGATCTAACGGAAGTGGATTTGGAACTGGCGCAACTATTGAGGGAATGGCTGACACCGCAGCGTGGAGTTCGGGCGACCATCCAGCAAGATTAGTGTTCTCCACTACTGCCGACGGAGCGAGCAGCCCGACGGAGCGGATGAGGATTAGCTCATCGGGAAATGTTTATATAGGCACAACCGTTGGAAATGCGCCATTTACAGTAGCTGGTACAAATATAGAAGTTGTAAATACTAATGGTGCGTATGTAAACAATTCCCAAACAACTTCTGTTAGTACTTC